CACATTGTATGAATGAATCATATCAAATTCTACGTCACGGCGTAGTTCTGTACCACGCTTTTTTAACTGATAAGCATATTCATCTGCTACACCAGCTTGATCTACTGCACGGCGTGTACCTGATACAGCAATCGTCTTACCGTTAATCTGAGTATAGTTACCCAAACGTGTACGATTAGGACCGCTTTCAGCAAACTTGTTGCCTACTGCAGGAGTGCCAGTGCCACCACCAGCGGCAGGTTGAATATAATCGGTACCCTCACCAATGCGAGAATCTCCGGGAACTTCTAACTGGTCAGTTTGCCATTCGTGATAAATAGCTGTAGCTTTTGATTTACCAATAGAAGAAGTAAAAGGGGTTTCATCACGAGTAATCATCGTAATAAAATTGGCTAGATCTTCACGCTGTGATACATCTTTGCCTGTTCCGCGAGCTGGTCCACCGGGACCACCAGTGCCGCGAACACCAAGTAAATTAGTCATAGTTATACCTCCGAGGTATTATAAGTTTAATGAGCGATTTGCCATACTCCTCAGAAATGCCATTTGATCTTCACTGCTAGAATCTTCACTGAGCGCCCGTTGTCTTATTTGCTCTGACTCGTCTATTTGTTTTTGAGTTCGAGTTTTAGCTTTTTTAATAGGCGCTTTTTTTACAGAAGTTGTTTTACGTTTAGCTTGACCTTTTGTTACGCCTTGTTTTAAGCGTCTATAGTCATCTACAAATTTAACAATAGTAGGGTCTACAACAGTGTCTAATAATTCACCTGAGATTCCTTCTGCTTCTGCAAATTCTCTAATAGCCATCGCTGTTTCCTCATTAAAATCAGGAATCATTGTTGGTATAGTTTCTTGGAAATGATTTAATTGTTCTTGCCAAACTTTAGAAGTTTGTTCTTCAGTTTGTTTTTGAACTGCTTCAACCATTCCTTCGCGTTGTTTACGTGCTTCCCAATAATTGCTTTGAACTTGTTCACGTTGGTCTTTAAGTTCATTAACTTCATAGGTATCACCTTCTTCGCGAGCAGTCTTAATTTTAGCTTCAATATCATGGTATTCTTTTGAATATGACTGTTCAGCACTGTAAAGTATTGCAGCGGAAGCTTGAGACATGCCTTGTAATTCATTAACTTTAGCATTATACTCTTCCTCCATTGCTTTACGTGCGTCACCTAGTTCACGACCCTTGTTAGAAAGATGTTGTTCAGTAGAATAACCTTTAATAAGGTCATTAAAGGAAACAGCAACTTCCTCGCCATCTATTTTGACAAGTACTTGTGCTTCCAAGTCAAGATCATCAGGAGCGTATACATCGGCTTCTTGGGTAGACTCATCATCCGCATCCGTTGCTTCTTCTTCTTCTGTCTCTTCTTCTTCTTCATCTACGTTATCGGCTTCTTCTGATGTATCTGGGTCTTCTTCATCAGGTTCTTCCGCGTCTAACTCAGGCACTTGCTCATCGGGTAGAGTATCAACGAAATCAGAATTTCGTATAATGTCAGCCAGCAATGCCTCTTCAGTTTGACTTTGTTCCATTGCATTAGAGTCATCCAATTGGGTAGAGTCTTGTGTTGCGTCCGGATTATCCATTTACTTTACCTCCTTTTTAGGAGTAGGAATATTTTTAAGATACCTTTCTTTTAAACTATGTAAGTTCATAAGTGTATCTGAATTTAATTTTGCTTTACCTGCACTGCGCATTGCGTCATATTCAAGAGTATTAATCATTGAATCGCAATTATCAACTAGCGCTTGATAATCAATTACTTTTTTCATTGTTGTCCTCCATTAGGTGTGGGATATTTTTCCCATACATCTCGAAATCAGTCATTTTCTGTTTAACACTACCTAGTGCCATTGCAGAAGCGTAGAGAAATTCGCGAGATTTTGTTTCATGCGACTCTGTTTTAAGCCATTCAACAAAAAAGTCTACTAAGACTTCACCATACACTTCATCAAAAAATTCATTTCTTTCTTTGGCAGCAAAATGACCCTTTACATGAGCCATTCGCGCCAATTCTTCAGGGTGTACTTTATGATTACCGTATGATTTATTATTACCCAGCCTCTTCTCAGCTGTCTGTTTGTATTTTTCCATAATATTAAGTTACTAGTGTAACATAAATTACTTCAGCGTTTTGTGCAGAAGTGCCGTGTGAAGTACTCACATTAATAAGTGTCTGCGCACCATTATTTAAACCTGAAACAATTTTATAATCTTTAGCTGGAATTACTTGATTAGTAAGTACAGCGCTTCCTGCTGTTGCTACATCAAATGTTACTGTTGCATCACTATCATTTGTTACTATAATAATGCCGCCGCCTGCACCGCCAGCTGTAGTTACTGTACCTGATTGAGTACCTCCTACGCCAGCCGCAGTTAGTGTTACTGTTGCCATTTTACATATTCTCCTGTTGTGATTGTTGTTGCGGTGGGTTAATTATTTGCCGCGCCAACATTATGATTTGATCATAAGATGGATGCTCTGGCAATGTTGCACCTTCTTTAACTGCTTTAACTGTAAGATCTGCCCATTCTTGAAAATGTTTATCTATAGAAACGGCAAGTTGTCTTGAGTTATCGTCCATTGTATTTTTAGCTTGAGCTTGAGTATAAACTACATTTGCTTCTGCCAAGCCTGCATCTGCCGCTTGCTTTCTTTGAGCAATTTCTTTTTCCATTTTCTTAGCTTGGCTTTGCTCTTGTATAACTTTTTGAGCTTTTTGTTTAAACTCATCTGTAGTATAGTCTTCAAGGAAGTCATTACTATCAATATTCATAGCTTCAAT